CCAAATTCAGGTGCATATCCTGCACTTGCTGAAAAACTAGCTTTAGCTGTCACAGGAGCAGAATTTCCTCCTTGACTAACATCATAATTAGCCTGCTTTGCCACCAGACTTATTCCACCATCCCCAATAGCACTTCCCATAGGCACTAACACATTCCTGTCTGTAGTTGGCAACTTGCTACTTGATAACAGGGCGGCGTGTTCAGAAGTAGCCTCAAAAAATACATTAACAGACAAACTTCCATCTGCTATAGCTGTTATTCTTGAAGTAGCCTCAGCAGTCAAAGAAGTCGTCTCCATTAACCCCTGAGTATAGCCAACTCCATCAAGAGAACTTGCGTCTCCTGATATATCATATCCTGCCACATATACCCTTGTATTCAATCCTGATGTTTTAGCCATAGCTTTTGCCTCTTATGGTGTTATTGTTGTTTCTTCTAATATATCGACTTCAAATGGGATTGTAACAGTCCTAAAGGTTAATCCTCCCATGCTTACATAACCTGTTGTTGCATCACCAACACTGCTGTCATCACAATTGCCTGCCAAATCAGCATCTCCCCTCAGTGCAGAGCCAATGTTATATATTGCATCCCATATATCCAGTTCAACAGATTCCCTGACATCCTGACTCACCTGCATCCTGAAATATCCTCTTATAGTAAATGTCGTAATGCTTCCTACATTTGTCAGCGTTTCTGCTGTCTCTCTTCTGCTTGTAAGCCAAAAGGCAAGCAGTGGAGAGCCTGCTATTGCCAGAGGTTCTCCCCTGACTACAGCAGTGAAAGCAGGGTCAGAGACTGTTGCCAGTAACGCATCAATTCTATCTATTGCTCCTGACCTGCTCATTTAAATGCCCTCGTTATTGCTTCTCCAATATACTTATCTACCATCGTGTTATCTTTTGCGATTGCTTCGCTTGTTTCTTTGAACATCCCATAGCCTTTGAAACTAGATTTAGTGTTTCTAGGTGAGATACCTTCTATCCATGTAGCATATACTCTATTTTGACCCATAGACGCTTCTCCTGCGTCATACTGGGCAAATAAATCGCCTTGTAGGCTTGCACCACCAAATATAGACCTTTGCAGTGTACCTGTAACCCTACCTCTCCCTTGCTTCAACAATTTCCCTGTCTTATTTGCACCTTCTAACTGCACTAAGTCAAGCAAGCCAGTATTTGTGGCTTCCACAAGTTCCTGTGGAGCATCTGATTTAAATATCGGTCCCGACATTGTTATTTTAATTCCTTCTTTCTTAGCCATTAGAATATTATCGCATTTGACAGACCAACTGCCCTATAGGCATCGACAGTAGTCAATACGTCATGTGCCTCTTCTGATGCCCTTGTGATATTAGAATCTCCTGCACCTATTGTGTCAGTCACCCCTAAATCTCTATTCCTGAATGTAACCTTAGACAAATCCAGACAAGCCTGCACAACCTCAGATGGATATATATATGATTTCACTGCATCCTCATCACTGTGAGTGGCGGCTGTCGTTCCATTCACTCCCCTCTCAACTGTTAAATTATTACTTGAAATACTTGTAATGTACATTTGCTCACTGTCTACTAGTATTGTTTCAGCAGGAGATAACCCAGTTGCACTTGTTACTGCAACTGTAGTAGCAGTAGTTGACGACACAGCACCATCAAGGTCTGTTATTTCTTCTGTATCGCTCGTATATCCCCAAGAACCTGCTATAGCCAATGTCTTTTGTCCTGAATAAAATCCTTTTGAAGTATCTGCATTTAGTTTCAGGATTGTCTTAGGACTGAAATTATATGGCATCAATAGGTAATCATTAGATGTACCTTCTGCCAGAGTCTCGCTCTCTGTTCTCGCTGTCTGCTTATATGAGGTGATAGTAGTTGCAGACAATAGCCAAGCATCAAGAGGAATGATTCCAACTGTAGCATTACTAGTGTTTATATCATACGAACTATAGCCTGCTATCGACATATATTGTGGCGACTGTATTAGAGTGCCATTACCTATATCATATGACCTTGTTGCAGTCTTAGCACCAAACGTGCCTCCACCACAGTAGGAATCAATCCTTCTGGATGAAGCCTCAAGTACCCTTCTAAGTGCTGAACCATCAGAAGTCCACCCACTTGAATAGGTTGTACCTGCTAGGTAATCTCTTAAATCGTCTGTTGATGCGTAGGTATGCCTATCAACTGCCATTATTTATTTTCCTCTGTTGCCTTTGCTTTGTTCTTTGGCTTTGTTTCCATCTTTTCAAAGCAGTCATCATATCCATCTGCAACTACCAAAGGAACTGAATATTCTTCTCCCACTAAACAATGGAGTCCAAGCGTTGAGATTGTTATTTCTCTAATACATTTTACTTTTACGTCTGTCGTTTTCATTTTTACCTTTCCCTCATGGGGGAGACGTAAATCCCCCCCATGTAAGTTATTTCCGAACTAACTAGCGGCTGCTCTACACATTTTGAAGGCTGATGCCTGAGTCAATTGACCATCTCCTCTACGAGTGGCAAAGAAACCAATTTGGTCATTGCCCATGTAAAGTGAGTCATTTCTTCGGATTGTAAATCCAACCCTGTCAAAAATGTAGTACTGTTTGAGGTCGCCAAAAAGAGCGATTCTCTCTGTAGCCGTGATGGTTCCACCAAGACCGCTGACCACGTCTGTCATAATATTGGGTCTGCCCAAAATGGTAGATGACGGAGATGCTGTCAAACTAGGAATCATATGGACTCCTGCGGCAGTTGAAGCAATACTGGTAACCAATGCCGCAATTGCCGATTTCATAATAAAACTGGCATTGGCACGGAACTGAGACTCAAGGGTATAGTAAATACCAATGAGGTCTGCGGCAACAACAGAAGTAGCATTAGCCATCGTGTAATCGGAAGGACTGGCACCCATTATCCCTGCATATTGAGTCGTGCCGTTTCCGCTGATTATGCCAACATCCTCAAATCGCCCTGCGGACTCTTGGAATATCTGAGTCAATAAAGCAGGGAGATTAACTGCTGAATCATCAAGTAACTCTCTTGTTACTTTGATAAGCCCACCCGATTTTTCAATCGAGAAGTTGACCTGACCCACTGTTGGAGTCTGGTCTGAAAATGCGGCTTCTTCTGCAATCGCACCCCATGTAGCTGAAGCAAGAGTTGGAACGTATCCATCCTTACTTGCTACCCTGATAACAGTACAATTAGGTCGTAGCTGACTGCCCGGAACTCCGGGGTCGTGGACTACCTGATTTACGAATTCTTCAGGCACGAAGAATCCTCCTTCAGCATCAGTATCTTCCTGCATAGCTTTAACTTCGTCAGGAGTAGCGTCCTTAAAAAACATCGCTTCTGACGGAGCTTTGAACCACTTCTCCCATGTATCTGTCTGGAATCGTGCTTCAGCTTTCTGATTGTCTCCCATCTTTTCCTGAACCCATAAAGGTTGAGCCATTGCAGGTAGACCCTTAACCCAAGACGCAGGCTTGTAATCAGCCTTCGTTCTCGTGGTTGTGTCATTAGGGTCATATACTGCTACGTCATTCGATGCTATAGGCACACTATTAACAGGCTTGTTGAAATCGCCTCTAAGTACCTTGGCTTTGGATTCTGTCTGGTCGATAGAATCAGCTTTTGCCATTTTTACTTTAGCATCTTCAAGCATTTTTTCAGCTTGCTCTACTTCGCCTTCTTTAATTTTTTCGTCTGCAAGAGTCAATAAAGCTCCTGCTTCTTCTCTCAAGGATTTAGTATCCATGATTATTCCTCCGTCTTGTTATTTAGTTTTAACCTCAAACGTGTGACCTCAATCTGCTTTTCGAGTGATTCTGTGTCTGAGGCGACAAAGGTCGTGTCAGAGGCAGTTTCGTCTAGCTGTGTAGGAACACTTCGCTCATTAGGTTCTTGTTTTGCTGAGATAGTTGCTGTCATAGGAGATGCACCACGAATAACTGCTGATACTTCTACCCAATCAAGGTTGTTTATCTTTCTGATTGTTTCTTTTTCTACTGTGACATATTCAATGTCTTTCTCAGGGTCAGGTATGTTGAATCCAACACTCCATTCCCTAACAAAGTCTCCTGAGATATTGCTGAAAGCATCTCTGCCTGACTGAGTTGCCATGTTCATCTGCATCTTTGCATATAACTGGTATTCATCAGTGGTTATTGGTTCTGCTCTCGCTGTTATGACCTTCCCCACTAGCGAGGCTTGGTCATGTCCTGATAACACTGGTATAGGCAGGTTATTAACAATGGATTTATCAAAAGCATCAGGAGCAATGATGTCATTGTCTTTATCAGGTATGCCCATTGTGTTCACATACGCTTCAACAACCCCTGATTCTTCATCTGATGAGATTCCCTCTAGTTTAAATGTCTTATTAATCTTCATGTTACTCTCCTATCTTGATTCCATCTTCGTATATTGCCTGTCTAATCACTGAATACTGTATTCCATCACTACCCAACCTTCTATCTACTGCCTTGCCTACTGCATCTATAAAGTTTGCATCACTTGCAGGAATTGCTGTTTCAATCAATTCCTGTCTTGCTCTTTCCCCCCTAAATGATGTTTGTGAGATTAATGCCATAACCCTGCCTTCATCTTGCAATGCGTTTAACTCAGATAAAATTTCATCGTTCTCTGTTTGGAACTTCCACGCATCTGTGTTCCAATCAATACCGGCAACTAATTTCCTTCCCCCAACAGAGGATTTGTACATCTTGTATTTCAATTCAATCACTATAATTCTCCCATATTAAAGATTTGAATAATCTCCACTAAACATTCTTTCTAGATTTCT